ATGACCACGAATCGCAAATCGGAAAACCACAACCCCAACGGGCCGCACGATCTAGGCCAGATCACAAAGGACGACGAAATGAAATGCGATCAGTGCGGAAGCATTCATAGCGTCGGCATGGTTATCGACGGGAAAAATCTTTGCCCGGAATGCTGGAACCCCCTGCCCTGGGTCATTGTGGAAAAGGCAGGCACGGACGACGAAAGCATTTACAGCGATCACGCGACGTACCAGGCCGCGATCCAGCACGCAATTGAATTCCTTGGGGCCGAGTTCCACGAAGACGGCTTCGACATCATGCGCCGCCGTGACGACGGCGTTCTGACGACTGAATTCTGATTCATAACATAACGTAACGTAACGTAACATTTATTTCATAACGTAACATAACGTAACGTAACAGGAGATAACACCATGGCACGCACATCGAATATCACCTTCGGGCAAGTCGCACAGATCGCGGACGCAATGAAAGCCGCAGGAACCCGGCCGACCGCACGCGCAGTGCGCGAACGGATCGGCTCAGGGAGCATGGGAACCATCCACAACCTGCTGAAGCAATGGCAGGGCAACGGCAGCAACGCCGATGAAACCGAAGCCGCCGAACTTCCGGAGCACATCCAAGCCGCTCTGATGGATTTCATCGGCACCGAGATTGCCACCGCCTGCGAACCACTAAACGACGAGCTACAAGCCGCGAAAGCAGCCGCCGACGATATCGCGCAGGAAAATGAACGCCTACACCACGTGTTCGCCCAGCAAGGCACGGAACTGGAAAGCACCCTCGCCGCCCTGGCTGTTGCCCGTGGCCAGCTTCAGGAAGTGAAGGCCGAGCTATCCGAAATCAAGATCGAGCGCGACAAGATCAGGCACGATTACACCGCCGCCGTGCGCGAACTGGACAACCGCGAACGCCAACTTGAGATGTTCGCCACCTCGCATCAAGAGCTTATGCTGCTGAAGGAGCAGCACCGGGACGCCCTCGCCTCACTGCACGAAACCGAGAAAAACGCCGCTGTTCTTTCGGCCCAGCTCGACGCAGAAAAGAGAACCAGCAACGAGCTGGACGCCCGATTGAAAACCGCCAAAAGCCGCGCCAGCGCTGCAAACGAGGAAGCCAAGCAAGCGAATAATCATTATCAGGCGATGGCCGCACGGCTTGAAGCTGCTGCACGTGAGATAGAATCCCTGCGGAAACCCACCAAGGCACCGGCAGCGCCCAAGGCCGCACCCAAGAAACCCGCAAAGACCGCCAGCAATGGAAATTCCTGATAAGCGACATGAGCAAGCCCTTGCCGTTGAATCCGCCGCACTGGCGGAATCAAACGGCAAGGAATACCCGGCCAGCTACTGGCTGTCATTGGCCTGCTGCCTGCTGACCTCACCAGTTAAGGCAGAGCGAGAAGCCGGGAAGGCTCTAGTGAAACGGTGGAAATACAAAGAACCGGCCTAGCCGGTTTTTTTACGTTCGCAGATAGTGACGGGCCTAGATGCTGCGCCGGGAAAAATCGCCCCGGCTTGTCCTGCGGATCAAATCATTCTGATTTGACGCCCTCTGAGGCGTCAACGCCGAACCGCTCTGCCTATAATAAGGCCCCCGCATGCAAGAGCCATATGATGAAACGAGCGATTCTAATAGCGACCTGCGCAGTTTTAAGCGAATGCCCTGCCACGGCTGAAGATGCATATCGATGCAAGAACGACGCAGGGAAAACCATCATTCAAAGCTGGCCATGCGAACAAACAGAGCCAAAAGCCAAGCCAGAGACGAAAAAGCCTGACTATGCTGCAATCGTTGAATGCTCAATGAAACAAGGCGCGATCAACACCTTAAGCAGCACCGTCGGAAAACCAACCAGCAGAAAAGATTGCACAAAATAAAACCGTCTCCGACGGCCAAGGGCTAGCCCTTGGAACTTGACTCAAGATCAACAGCGCCAGAGTCATGGACGGCCCTGCCCTTGTCAGCAGCGGCAACGCTCTTTTCAGCCTCGCGTTCCCTGCGCTCTTCCTTGGGAATGTCGCAGGTAATGAACCGCTGGAAGCCATCACGCGCCACGTGAAGGCCACAGAAGCCTCGAGGTGTGACGGCGTAGCCCATATCGAGCAAATCCTCATCGGTGATGCGCGCGCCCCTGTGGCGTATCTCATAGCGCATGTGACGACCAGCACCACGGAATGAAGCAAGGATGAAGGCGTCACCATCAATCAACGGCTCTACGCGAGCATCCTTAGAAAAATCGACAGGAGGTACAGCGACAGTAGAAACAGGCCTAACCTGACCACCAGACGACGCAGAAGGCGCGCCGCCGGGGTTTGCAGTAGCCACCGAAGGAGACCCCGGAAAAAGCTTAATGGGAGGGCCAGCAAAGCCAAAATAGAGAGCGCCGCACAATATAGAGAGAAGTAACGCGACGCGAGGCGACTTGAAAAGGTTGAAGCCGTTGGCGTTGACGCGGAACGCGCCTGTGGCGGTTGAGTCATAGAGCTTGAAAACATGGGAAGGAACCTTCTTTTGCTGGATGGTCAGAAAGTCAGACTGCGCCTTGCCGGTATCGTCGGCGAGGTGCATCGCCTCAACATAGCGCCCAGTCCAGCCGATCAGCGCAAGGTCTTTGTGCTTATAGGCGGCATCTGCAACGGCCTTAATATCTTCGCGAACCTTTGAATAGGCCGGACAGGTGGCGACGATATCCCAGTTCCAATGCCGATGTTTATCCCACGCCTGATCCCAGCAGAACGGGCGATCATCGGCGGTAGCTTTGCGCAAGCCCCCCGGATAATCGAGGGCGCGAATGTCCGCTTCTTTCCAGCGCTTCGGCCAAATGTCCTGAACTTCATCCACGAAGATAAAGGCACCTTTGGGCACCCAATGAAACCACTCAGCCCAACGCTTACGCCCCTCTTCATCGGTATCCGGAACATTGATTACATCGAACGTATCCGGCAAATTTGGAAAAACCTTTAAGGCGCGTTCCTTGGTAACCCCGCGAACATTGGTAACGATCAAGCGCCCCGCTTTGGCTTCGCGGATGAAGTCATCGGCCATGGCCCCTGCAGTCTTGAAGGAGCCTGGAGGGCCATGATGGATTTTGATGGGCATCAGCCAATCACCCAAGTTACTAAAGCAAAAAAGAAAGCGAAGGTGATTAGAACAGCAGCAGCTACTATCCCAAGACAGAAAAAATAAAGGCGTTCAATGTCCATCAGAACCCCGGCAGCATGCGGAGAACGAAGCGAGTAGCACCACCGCTCAGAATGATGCTGACGGCTTCGGGAAAGCGGAAGAATGCAGCGGTAGCTGCAGCATCACCGGGAAGCTGGGAGAAGCCGAGCGCGATCTTAGACGCCACATCAAAGCCCTGAAGGATCTGCTGAGCGACACCCCAAGCGAACTCGATAGAAGAAATTTGCGCCTTGACCCACCAGATCAGCAGCGTCGACGTGAGATAAATCGCTGTCTCTTCAAACCAGCCGTATATGCCGAACTGGAAGAAATCCGATATTGAATTTAGGAACTCAAACATTAGGCAGTCACCACGATAATTGCCGCGATGATGGTGGCGGCGAAAACAATAATGTCGCCAATGACCGAGAGGCTAGAAGAGTAGTCAGCGACACAGAACGAGATAGTGGCGCCGAGAACGGTTATAGGCGCAGGGCATGGCAGCGAGCCGCCAGAGGACGAACCGTTGTAACGAAACTGATTAGACAGAGCGCCGCGAATCTCGGAAAACTTGGCTGTGAGTTCGGCTTTAGCCTGCTCTAACTTGCCGTCCTGATCAGAACCATATTTGCCCTTATCCTTGACGGTGCCTTTTTTACAGATAGGCGAATCCGGCTCTTTCGCACACTGGCCGGGCTCGTCGCCCGAGTTATCACCAGAACCACCGGCACCGCTGGAGGACGACGAGCTAGAAGTAACATTCCCATTTGCATCAGTTGTTTTTTCAGTAACAGTCGTCGCGCCTGTTATAGGGTCTTTGGTTGTGTTTTTGGTTGTGTTTTTTACGCCGTTGGCATCCTCTTCGCGTTTTTGCGTGTCGGATTCGATAGGCTTGGGAGCGCCCATCATGCCCTCTGGAACACAAACCACCTTGCCGGTGGAAGTTGTGAGGACCCCCTCAGAAGGATCGCATTTAGGAGCCTTGGGAACAGGGGGAACGGGTGGCGGAGGCTGATCGCCAGTAGAGGACTGCTGAGCATTGGCTTCGCACTTAATTGCATAATATTGAATTTGCATTAAGTCATGCCGATCAGCCGTGCCGCCCGTGTACCAATCCCCATTAGGGTTCATGACAGGGTGAGAGACAGGCCCAGTCTGGGAAACTTGGCAACCATCTTTGCACCTATAACCGTAGGGTGACTGCCCCTTGTTGTAGGACACCCATAAAAAATCGTTTGGCTTCTTGTCTCGATCAGCACAGGGATTAACGGGGTCACACATCTGTACCGAACCGACCAACAGAGGGCCGGTATAACCGGACGGACAGACATACGACGCCGCATAGGCAATATTGATGGTGGCGGTGTAGGTGGAGCCATCCAACTTGTAAATGACGCGAATGCGATTACTAGAGGTCAGACCAACGGACAACAAGGTTGAATTGCTTGTTGGATGGCAATTTGAGGTGGCAGGCATGCCACTTTGCACACCCGAAACAGCCTGCTCAACACTGGAATAAGTCGAGCCAGTGAGAGCGGAAAGCTTGGAGGTAAAAAGGGTATTACATGCCGATGAATAGCCGCCATCGAGGGTAACAGCACCTAAGGTGACACCCGCAGTGGCAGGAATTGAGGTGCCCGCGGCAAATACGGACGGCGAGAGAAGCGCGAGAACAATAAAAAATAGACGGGCGATCATAGAGAGCCAATCCGAACGCCGATAACAAAGACGGAAACATAGAGAGCGCCAACAAGGATAGAAATCACGGAAACGCCCCTTTTTTTAAAGTGGAAAAAAGCAGGACCGCACTCCCAATGCCAGGCAGAGGAAGTGCGCCCTGAATCACCCTTAAATCTTCTTGACGAGGGAGATGATCACGCCGACGACGACCAGACCGGCCACAACAGCAATGACCTTGCCGCCGACGCCTTCGCCGCTACCCTGAGCGGTGGTGAGAGCAGCTTCGACGGCAGTGGTATCGACCGCGGCAGCAGCAAGACCGGACATCGCGAAAGCGAAAACGCCAGAGGCGGCGATGGCAACACGGGAACAAGCACGATTGAACATGGTTTTTCTCCTTTAGAGAGGTTGGATAAACCGCGTCGACTGTTCAGGATCGACGCAGCAGGAACTAGACGCGAAGCTTTCGGACTAGAGAAATAAGCAGGCCGACACCGAAACCAGTTGCAAAGATGACTAGACCGCCCTGCCATGTCTTTTCAAACAGACCGGAATCCCAGCCGAAAGCGGCTATCTGAGCGGTCCAATTGACATACTCAGTCGAGGACAGGACGACAGGACCGGAGCACGCCGAGGGATCAACGGCAGTCGGGGAAAGCACCTGGACACCGGAGACAAGCGCAAGAGAGGTGCAGATGGCCATTATTTGGACGCCGGCTTTACGAAGGGCGCAGGAACAGGGTTTTGAAAAGAGTGAACAACAACCTGCCCTTCTGGCTTGCGCTTGTATTCATTCGTTACAGAACCAGCAGAGGAACGAGGCGGAACATAATCAGGCGACGGCTTGAGAACGTCGGCAGGACTGATCTTGACCCACTTGCCATAGGCAATTTCCATTGCCGTGTCGGCATGACCAAGACACGGAAAAGAGACGAGAAGCCAAAAAACGGAGAGGTTTAGACGGATCATTCATCAACCTCGACGAAGAAGGAGAAAAGGACATAACCGGCGTCACAGTTGCCGAGGCCCGTAAGCGTTGCGGCTTCCTCAGTGTCAAACTGGACGGCTTGCTTGAGCAGACGAACCGGCGCAATGTCGCCATCCTCGAAACCGAGGAATAGACAACTTTCCCTGTCTTGGACGATATAGCGCCGGGCGTACATGCTTAGGCCTTCGGAGCAGCCGCAACCGGCTTGAGTTCTTCGAGGACCAGCTTGGTAACCTTGCCGGTTGTGACTTGGGAAAACGTACCAATCGCCTTAAACGGCATCGGCAAATGTTCGTATTTCGGAAATTCTTCGGACGTACCCATGCCGTATTCCGTCGTCGCCTTGCCTTTGGCATTGCCGGTGCGATCATCCAAGTCGGTATCAATGTAAAACTTGGTGGAGTCATACTTGACGCCATCCATGTCACCTTTAGAACGCTTGATACCCGAAACAACTACTTCAGCTTGAAAACGCATGATCTTTTCCTTTACGCCTCAATAAAGCCCGGTTCAGCCTGGAGGCAATCGGCTGGAGCTAATAGGTTTTCGCAGGCCTGATTGGCCGCGAGGAAGGTTTCCGGGATGGCATCCGGACGGACGAGCAAATCGAGTAGCTCCGAATCCGAATAGAACTGACGAAGGGCCGCGAGATGGCCGCCTGCCTGATGCTTGATCCACTTTGCGGAGTGTTCCAGCGTGGCCGAGGCAATACGCTTGCGGTAATCAAGCTCGACACGATCACCGCCCATCTCGACCACTTCGAAACATGGATAGAAGGCCGCGAACCACTGTGTAGGCTTGAGCAACATGGCAAGCGTCAATTGATAACAACTGTTATGCAATTCGACTTCTGCACGAACCCACGGCGACAACTCATCGCCCAGTTGCTTGCCCTTTTCATAGATGCGCGTGAACTTGCCCGACATGCGGGAGCCGACATAAAGAGTCAGGCCGGAATTGTTCGGGTCGTCCTGCTCCCACGAGCCCCGAAGCTCGATTTTCGGAGGACGGCCACCGCGTGCAAAAGCGCCCTCTTTTGCCTTTTCACGCATGACACGAACGGGAAAGTATTTGCCGTCGTAATCGTCAAAGGCCATGTCAATCCGGGTTAGCCATCCTTTAACGTCCGAAAGGAAACGATGCAGACGGGTTTCCCATCCAGCGGAAGCAATCAAGGCACCATGACCGGACACGGTTACAAGGGCAGTTCCCGACGAATGCCCTACATGGACAATCCCGGCACGGAAAGGCATGCCAATAGCGTATTTGTAGCCATTCAAGCCGTTTTGATAGACCTTCCAGCGGCTATTTTCGTCAGATCGGTTAAAGCCGAGAATCCAACCAAAAATGTCCTTAATGTACTCGGCGACCCTTACGTCATCGCTGATGAAATCCGGGCTACCGTTGATTTCTGAAAGAAAGAAATACATCCAAGACGAGGACGGCTCAAAAACGCAGGACACCCAATCAATACCGACCTTTTGACCGTTAATACAACGGACACCTGGACGAATTACAGGATTCTGGTTCCTATCGAGAACGATACTTTCCCCGGTTTGTGCTACTTGGGAACTTTCCCCCCCTATTAGTAAGGGGGTTTTGGCCGACGCGGCCGCGTCGCTTCGCTTCGCGCTCCGCTCCTTGGCCGCACGGCCTACGTCAGAGCGTGAATCAGGAGCCTGCTTAATCCAAAGAGCAAGCGCGGACGTATCAACTGGAGCCTCGACCTTTTCGGGAGGCATGCCCAGTTTGTGCAAGATGGACGAAAAATCCTCAGGCGACAAACGCCCCAGAGCCTCGACCTGTACGGGAGGCATGCCCGGTTGTTTGTTCTTCCTGCGAATCCGCATAAATCGCCCCTTGTGATATCGTCGACCCATCAACCGAAATTGATAGGCAACCAAATTTGATCGCATTTAAGCGCAATCAAATTTGGTTGGTCAATATGGCTAAAGGACTAGAAATGGAACTGCGCGACTACATCGAAGCGGGAATTATTGAAAAAGGCAGCGTTACTGCGTTAGCTGACTATCTCGGCGTTATTCCTAACAATATAACCAACGCAAAGGCCCATAAGCGCGGGCTTCCGGCCATGGCATGCGTCAAATTATCGGAACTGCTAAATATTGAGCTAAAAGCAGTAATAGCAGCGTCAGAACTAGCAACAGAGCGGAAGGAGGAGAAACGCGCTTTCTGGCTCCCTTTTGTCACAAATGCGCAGAATTTCGGGAAAATGGCGAGTTATGCGCTAATTATGGGCATTGTCACAAACTTTGTGACATCGGCCCCCGCTGAAGCCGCACCAATACTGACTTTCGCCGCTGGGGCGTTTTGTATTATGTAA